AAACAACCTAAGAAAGGAAGTAAAAAATGAGCGAGAACAACCAGCTCCCAGCAGTAGATGATTTTGTAGTAACCCTTGAGATGTCAGTAAAAGAAGTAAACGCACTGTTAAACGTACTTAACACACCAAACCAAGTACCGACAACAACATACGTAGCGTTTATTAACATGATTCAACAGCAAGCGGGCCCACAGGTTAAAAAAGCTGAAGAGAGTCTTGCAGCTGTAGCAAAGGCAAACGATGAACCTCAAGCAACTGCTTAAGCATGCTGGCATCAGTAACAACATCATCAAGGAAGTGGAACGTAAAGCAAAACAAACCACAGAACAGATGGAACAAGAGCACCAAGAAAAAGCTCTAGCCATGACCAAGATGATGTTAAATGATGCACTGCGTTATCGTAAAGAGCATGGTGATAACACACCACCATCTAAACCTAAGAAAACCATAATCATTCCAGGTTAAGGGCGAAAAAGATTAAAATCTTGCATAAGTAGATATAGGGAGTACAACTCGTTGTGAAACGCTTGGAAACCTATTCTTACACACATTACACACAGAAAGAAATAAAATGAATCCATTTGAATTACGCTTTTCCGTATTTAACACAGCAAAAGACCTCATGGTCAAACAGCATGAGGCCAACATGGCGGCATGGGAAGTGCTCAACAAGACATCAAAAGACGCTGTAGAACTCGCTCCAAAATTTCCTACAATGGAAGAGATCATCGACAAGGCTATTGAAATCAATACCTTTGTTAGTGGTCAAACAACCAAAGAACTAACAGGCCTAGTCAAAAAGATGGCCGGTGTATCAGTAATATTCTAAGAGGCAATATGGCAACTAAACCTGGCTTATACGCTAACATTCACGCTAAACAAGAACGCATCAAAGCTGGCTCTGGTGAAAAGATGCGTAAGCCGGGCGCCAAGGGTGCCCCTACAGCTAAACAATTTAAGGAGTCTGCAAAGACTGCAAAAAAATAATGGCGACTAAATATATTTATAAACCAGTGATGTGCGACAAAATGATCGAGCTGGGAAAGCTCGGTGCATCGCAAAAAATGATCTGGGCTGACATCGGTATTACTAAAGATGTAGCTGCTGGTTGGCGTAAAAAGTACCCAGAGTTTGGTGAAGCATTGGACATGGCACTCGTACACTCTCAAGCTTTTTGGGAGCGTGAAATGCTGGCTAATGTTAGCAACAAATCATTTAACAGCCGTATTGCTGAAATCGCTCTTCGTGGTCAATTTCCAACAGATTACAGAGAACGCATGGATATTAAGCAAGAAGTTAAACAAGATGTTACAATTGACTTTGCCGGTGCAGTTACCGACTTAATCAAGCAGTTACGAGCAGTTAAAGAATAAGTTAAAAGTTTCTCACAATGCGGAATGGCTAGGCGTAAAAAACCTAGCCATTTTTGCATAAGTAGTAGTACAATCTTAGAAAATCAGCTAAAAAAGGAAATCAGTTATGTCAACAACGACCCACGCAGTACTATCAGCATCATCCTCAAAACGGTGGTTATCTTGCACACCAAGTGCTAGACTAGAGCAAACCCTTCCCGAGCCAAAGCGCCCATCTGGTGCTTTTGATTTTTCTCAGGAAGGTACAATGGCTCACTCACTGGCAGAAGCAAAACTAAGACATCTTTTTAATCAAATCGGTATTGAAGAATACGAAAGAGAATATGACATCATCAAAAACACCCCGTATTACAACGAAGAATTTGAAGCGCACGTCGACAACTACGTCCTATATGTTCGTTCCCAAATTGGTGAAGGGGACACTCCTCTTTTTGAGCAACGTGTGGACTTCTCTGACTGGGTTCCTGACGGCTTTGGTACAGCCGATGTGGTTATACTTTCTAAGCATGCCATTCGGGTCATCGACCTCAAATTCGGAAAAGGCATCCCCGTCTCAGCCAAAGACAACACGCAACTCCGCCTCTACGCCCTCGGTGCGTACTCCAAGTTCAAAGACGAGTTCCCAGACCTTAAAGAGGTCAGTTACACGATACATCAGCCCCGACTTGACAGTATCAGTACCGATGGTACCACGATCAGTAAACTTGTCGACTGGGCCAACTACTTCGTCAAGCCAAAAGCCAAGAAAGCGTGGGGCGGCGCAGGCGAGTTCCTCCCCGGCGACTGGTGTGGCTTCTGCCGTGCAAAAGCGCAGTGCCGCGCCCGGTCGGACTACAACACAGAGCTTGCCCGCCAAGAGTTCAAAGAGCCGGCCCTCCTCACAGAAGAAGAAGTCAGCGAAGTCCTCATCAAAGCCCAAAACTTAAAGACGTGGTGTAATGACGTCGAAGAGTTTGCGCTTAATCGTGCAGTTGACAGCAACATTATTCCGATTGGATTTAAGTTGGGCACCACGGTTACCCACCGCAAGATTACGGATCAAGCATTAGCCGCAGCAGTATTGATTAACCATGGCATGTCTAAAGAACAAATCTTCGAGCCACCAAAGATGAAGTCAATCTCGGTGCTAGAAAAGATGGACAAGAGTATTGTCCCCAAGCTGGGTAGTTTGGTTGCACGCCCAGAAGGTTCTCCAAAACTGGTTAGATCAAAAGCAGTAAACGCCAAGGATGACTTCGTATGAATACATGGCTGATGGGTTTTATAGCAATTGTTTATTTTATTGTAGCCGTTAACTTTTTTAGGAACAATGAGATAGGTTTTGGATTGTCTTTTGTTGGTTATGTAATAGGTAACATAGGGCTCATACTAGCAGCATTAAAAATATAAGGACAAATATGCAGGTAGCTTGCTATGGTTCGGAGTTTGAAGTGCCGGATTTTTTAATAGATAAATTCACCAAAGATTTTGAAGGGCTACCGGGAAGCGGGCAACGCGAAAGTGTGATACAGTTAAGGATGTCAATTGATGACATATTTGATTACATTGCAGAAGAGCCGGATATGCTGCACGAGTTCTCCATTCGCTCAGACTTTGTAAAAGCTCTGGCGATGCAGGAAGCGATGGGAAAATTAGGTATTTTGCACGACGCCTAATTATTTCACATCGTGGAATAAAAAGTAGTAAGATTTTGCATTATTATGTGTACGGGTAGACAGGCCAGCCCCGATTGAAGTCTGGTCTTTATGTTAAAAAGGTAATAATCATCATGGCATCAAAATCAATCAAAACCAAGTTTGTAACTGGTAAAGTTCGCTTCTCTTACGCTAACGTATTCGCACCAGCTGAGACACCTAACGGCACATTGAAATACTCAGTTTCAATCTTGATCCCTAAGTCTGACAAAGAGACTGTAGATCGCTTTAAGAAGGCATTCGAGGACACCAAGGTAGCTAACGCTGCTGTATGGGGTGGCTCAGTTCCTAAGGTTCTTAAAGGTGGTTTGCGTGATGGTGACGCAGAGAAAGATGACGCGGCTTATGCAGGTCACTACTTTATCAACGCCAGCTCTAACGAGCGTCCCGGCATTGTAGATCAAGACTTGAACCCAATCATCGACACCAGCGAGTTTTACAGTGGTTGCTATGGTCGTGCCTCAATCACATTGTATCCGTACGATACAAGCGGTTCTAAGGGCATTGCTGCAGGTTTGAACAACGTGCAGAAGTTGGAAGATGGTGAGAAGTTCGGTGGCTCTACAACAGCCGCTGCAGACTTCGCAGTATAAGTAGTTGTAGTACCCAGTAGATGGGCTAAGCCGAGGTGGAAACCGCCTCGGCTTTTTTGCCCTTTAAGGACACCATGGAAAAGAAACGTTTGTATCATAAAGAAAAAAGTGCAGAGCATTTTCAAACTAACAAGGAGTCGATTTACAAAAGAAACAAAGAAAAACGAGTAAGACATAAAAAACAAGCTGTCGAATATTTTAATGGCACTTGCCACGATTGTGGTTGTAGTTCAGAGTATCAAGAAATATTTGACTTTCATCATAAAGATCCAGCAGAAAAAGAATTTAGCATTGCCCACATAATTCACTATGGATGGGCCAAAATAGAAGCAGAGCTTAAAAAATGTATCATGCTATGTTCAAACTGCCACCGTATTAGACACGCCAAGGAAAATAATAACAATGAGTAAAATAGATCAGTACAGAGAATATATCGCCGCCAGCAGATATGCAAAATTTATAGATGAAAAGCAACGACGTGAAACATGGCCGGAAACAGTTGAAAGATTTATTCAGTTTGTGTTTGAAAAAACCCCGGCAATTACTGACAACACAGCATTAAAAACGGAGCTTCGGGACGCTATCACAAACATGGAATTGATGCCTTCCATGCGTTCTATTATGACTGCAGGTAAGGCAGCCGATAGAGACAACACAGCAATGTATAACTGTTCATATTTGCCAGTTGATGATCCAAAATCATTTGATGAAACAATGTATATTCTTTTATGTGGAACAGGAGTAGGATTCAGTGTCGAAAACAAATACATCAGTCAGCTTCCAGAAATACCAGACCGTCTTTTTGATTCGAATCATGTCATTTCAGTTTCAGATTCAAAAGAAGGTTGGGCAAAAGCATTGCGTCTACTCCTCGCAAACCTCTGGGCCGGAGAAATTCCAAAGTGGGACGTCAGCAAAGTACGCCCCGCCGGAGCCAGACTTAAAGTATTTGGTGGAAGAGCTTCCGGGCCAGAACCATTAGTAGATTTGTTTAACTTCACAGTTAATATATTTAAACATGCTAAAGGTCGTAAGCTGCATTCGTTAGAGTGCCACGACCTAATGTGTAAAATTGGTGAGGTTGTCGTAGTGGGTGGCGTACGCCGCTCTGCAATGATCTCGTTATCTGATCTTGATGATGAAAGGATTCGTCATGCTAAAGCAGGACCATGGTGGGATACAGCCCCACACCGCGCTCTTGCAAACAACAGTGCAGTCTATAATGAAACGCCTACTGTCGGGAAGTTTATGGAAGAATGGCTCTCGTTATACAATTCGCATAGTGGGGAACGAGGCATTTTCAACCGCGAAGCAGCTAGAAAAACTGTTGAGAAGTATGGTCACAGAGATCCCAACTTTGAGTTCGGTACAAATCCATGTTCAGAAATCGTGCTCAGACCATACCAATTTTGTAATCTCAGTGAGGTTGTAGTACGCCATGACGACACTAAAGAAATATTGCTGCGAAAAGTGCGGCTTGCATCTATCCTTGGAACCATCCAAAGTACCTTTACCAAGTTCCCATATCTACGTAAAGTGTGGCAACGGAACACAGAAGAGGAACGATTACTTGGAGTGTCTCTTACCGGAATCTACGACAACAAACTCTTGTGTACACAAGGAGAGGAATTAAATGCACTACTTACAGAGCTTAGAGAAGTCGCTCGAGCTACAAATAAAGAATGGGCAGCAGCTCTCGGAATCCCTGAGAGCGCTTCTATCACATGCGTCAAGCCAAGTGGAACAGTATCCCAGCTCGTTGATTCGGCGAGCGGCATCC